CCAAGGTCTCCTCGATATAATCTTGAAGTTGGTCGATACTTAAAGATTTTTGAAAAGGAGTTATGTCGTGGTTTTAGTCGTTTAGTTGGCTATTGTGTGATTTTGAAGGGAAGTAATGCCGACGGGGTTGCTACGTCACTTCGGGCTAACTGGGATTCTTTTACTGATCCTGTTGCTATTGGCCTTGATGCCTCTCGCTTTGACCAGCACGTTAGTGTTGACGCGTTGAAGTTTGAGCATTCGGTCTATAACACCGTTTTCAGAAGTAAGGAACTCAGGAAGCTGCTGGAGTGGCAGTTGCATAACCGTGGGTTTGGTAGGGTTGGCTCTGCACTCGTCAGCTATGAAGTTGATGGGTGTCGCATGTCCGGTGATATCAACACCGGTATGGGCAACTGCCTGATAATGTCTTGCCTCGTATTGAACTACTTTAGGGAGCATGGCTTGAACGCCCGTCTCTCAAACAATGGTGACGACTGTGTCGTGTTTTGTGAAAGAAGAGATCTTGCCAAGTTAGCAAAGATTGAGGACTATTTCACAGACTTTGGTTTTAAACTAAAGCGCGAACCTGTCGTTGATGTGTTTGAGAAGATTGAGTTCTGCCAGGCTCAACCCGTGTGGGTAGGCTCCGCTTATCGTATGGTGCGTAATCCTTGGACAGCGATGGACAAAGATTGCGTGTCACTACTGGGCTGGGCTGACCTGGAGTCATTTGATACTTGGCGTGATGCTATCGGTACTTGTGGTTTAGAGCTTACTCGTGGTGTTCCAGTATGGGAGTCGTTTTATAAGACGCTCCGGAACACTGGCCAGCGGCATGGGGGGGACGAGCGAATACGCGATTCCGGGCTAGGGTATATGTCCAAGGGTGTTAAGGGGGCTGTGGTTAATGCGGAGTCACGTGCGTCGTTTTGGCGTGCGTTTGACATTAATCCAGACCTCCAGGCAGCCCTTGAACAATCCTGGCCAGAGATTGTGTATGACTCTTTACCTCCCATGACGAATACAGAAGTCAAATTTAGTTACAATTCAC